ACGGACCTTGCAAATACGCTGGGGGAAATCAGCGAGAGCCAGGAGGAAGCCGCCGGGGATGTGGCGGAGTGGACAACCGGCCTCAACGAGCAGATGAACCAGCTTATTCAGGATATGGAGGAAGATATTGCCGCACTGGATATGTCGGAGGAAGCCGCAGAAAGCGGGCGGGCCACCGTACAAGCCTACATTGACCAGGCGGCAGGTATGCTTCCGCAGGTACAAGCGGCATACGCGAGAGTTGCGCGGGCCGCTTCCGCCGCCCTGGGGCCAGCGCCATATACCAACAGCGCGTGGTACGCAAACGGCAATCGCGGCTTTGCCAGCGGAACGGAGAACGCACCGCCGGGCTGGGCCTGGGTAGGGGAAGATGGACCGGAGCTGATGCGGATGCACGGCGGGGAACAGATTCTGCCAAACCACGTTTCGCAGGAGGTGGCACAGACCTACCGGGCCTACAGCAAATACAGCGGGGAATACGCGGCGGCAAGGGCCATTCAGGGAATCCAGAGCAGCGCGCGCCCGGCGCTGGAGGTTGTCAGCGGGGGCCAGACCTCCAGCGGGGCCAAGATGGAAATGCACTTCCACATCGAAGCCGGGGCGTCGCCGGAGACGGTGAACGCCTGGCAGGACTACGCCAGCCGGGGCGAGCTGAAAGCAACTATCCTGGAAGTGATGGAGGAAGCGGACGCGGATATGAAAAGGCGGGTGATGGCGTGAGCGAGTACAGGACGGTTCAGGGGGATACCTGGGACCTTATCGCGTACCGGAAGCTGGGAAGCACCGACTATACCGACCAGCTTATCAGCGCGAACCTGGAACACGTCGGGAAGCTCCTGTTTCCGGCGGGGGTCACGCTGCGCCTGCCGGAAATCGAGGACAAGCCCAACGCAAACCTCCCGCCGTGGAAACGGTAGCGGGGTGGCGGTATGGCAGAAAAGGTGCTGGCCCGGCGGACATCGGTTGACGTTATGTTCGGCGGGACGGATATTACAAACGACATCAAGCCCTACCTTACCAGCATTGTCTACACCGATGATGCGGACGATCTGGCCGACGACCTGAAAATCCAAATCCAGGACCGGGACAAGGTGTGGCTGCAAAAGTGGCTGACAGAGGCGGTGGAAGCCGCCGCCGGGGGCAAGCTGTCGATCAGCGCGGTTATCAGGCCGGAACACTGGAAGAAGAAAGGAAAACTGAAAACGGGGGCGTTTGAGCTGGACAGCGTGGACGCCACCGGCCCGCCCGCCACGGTGACAATCAATTCCACCAGCCTTGCGTTTTCCAATGATCTGCGCCAGACGAAGAAAAGCAAGGCGTGGAAAAATTACAACCTGTCCGGCATTGCGTCGGAAATCGCGGGCAACGGCGGATTGAGCTGCCAGTATGAAGCCAGCACAAACCCGTCCTATGACCGGGTGGAGCAGACCAGGCAAAGCGACATTGAGTTTCTGCGGAAGCTGTGCCAGAACGCCGGTATCTCCATCAAGGTCACGGACGGGAAACTTGTGCTGTATGACCAGGCGGAGTACGAAGCAAAAGCGCCGGTCCTCACCATTGAGGAAGGAGCGAAGGGCGGGTACATCAAGTACAAACTTCATTCCGGTTCGGCGGATACCCAGTACGCGAAGTGCCGCGTCCGGTACATGGACCCGAACACGGGGAAGTGCATCGAAGGAACGGCGGAGGACGGCGACGTTTCCGGGGACCAATGCCTTGAAATCAAGGCGAAAGTCGGGAGCGTGGGCGAGGCGCAAGCGCTGGCAAAGAAGCATCTGCGCCTGCACAACAAACTGGCGAAAACAGCCACGTTCACCATGCCGGGGGACGTGGGGCTGGTGGCCGGGGTAACGGTCCAGCTCAAAGGCTTTGGCGGCTGGGACGGGAAATACATCGTCACAAGGGCGGTCCATACCGTGGGGAGCGGCGGCTACACCACGCAAATCAGCATACGGAAGGTGTTGGACTACTGATGCAGATTGAGGACATTGTGCGGGAAGGAAAAGTAACCGCCGTGGACAAAGACAAACGCATTGCGAAGGTGTGGTTTGACGCACTGGAAATTGAATCGGACTGGATGCCGGTGCTTATAAACAGGGATTTCATACCGGACTACGACGTACCGCAGCGGACGGAGTTTGAAGCGGGCGGCTCCGGCGACGCGGCCTTTGAAAAGCACAAGCACGATTTGATTATTAAGCCATATATGCCAAAGGTCAATGACTTGGTGCTGGTGCTGTATTTCCCTGTGTTCAACGGGGATGGGGTGATTTTGGGAGGTGTGAAGCCGTGGCGCTGATTGGATACCTGGGGAAAAGCCCGGACGACGGGATTTCCTTTATCGTCTCCCGCGAGGTGTTCCGAACGCCTAAAAACATGGAGTGGAGCGGTTCGGCACGATACGCCATCCATGAGCGGCACAACACCCACGCGCTGACAGAGTTTACCGGACTGGACCCGGACAGATTTTCATTTGACATACTGCTGACGGCGGAGCTGGGCGTGGACCCGCTGAAAGATGTGGTCAAGATTTGGGGCTACGAACGGGACGCCGAGGCCGTGGGCCTGGTCATAGGCGGGAAGGGATACGGGAAATACCGCTGGAACATCAAAGACCACAAGACCAAGATGGAGTACACGGATGCGAACGGGGACCTGTACGCTGTGGAGGTGACAGTGGAGCTGCTGGAATACCTGAAAGGCGAGAGCCACAACACCAGCAAGGCCAGCCCTGCCCCCGCCCCTGCACCGGCACCGGCGCAAGCACCGGCGGCGACCGGGGGTAGCGAAGGGGGCGGCGGGACGACCTACACCGTCAAGAAGGGGGACAACCTCTGGACCCTTGCCAAGAAGTTCTACGGGAGCGGCGCGGACTACACCAAAATCTATGAAGCGAACCGGAGCGTGATAGGGGGAAATCCAAGCCTTATCTATCCGGGGCAGACGTTCACCATTCCGGGATAAGGGGGCGAGACGATGGAACACACTGTTTCCGCGACGGACCTTACCAATATCCAACTGATAGAAGAGGACGAGGTAAAGGAAATCCTGCGCAATGTGGCCGTCATTCTGGCGACGCCAAAGGGGAGCATCCCAATGTACCGGAGATTTGGACTGGACATGAGTTTTCTGGATAAACCGGCGAACGTGGCAAAGAACATGGCGGTCATTCCCGTGCGGGAGGCAATCGAGGAATGGGAGCCGAGGGCGACCTACAAAGATATTATGCTGTCCACGGACCCGTCCAATCCGGGGAAGCTGACCTTCACCGTGCAAATCGAAATCAAGGGGCGGGTATTCAGCGTACCAATCAGAAGCAAGGAAGGTGTCGCAGCATGAGCAGAGCATCGGAACACAGGTTTATCCCCACAGAACCGGAGGATGTTATCATCTGGCTAACATCTGCCTATGAAGAGATATTCGGCGTGACCGTGCAGCCAGCAAGCCCGGAGCAGCTTCTTATCCGATGGATGGCGGAAGCGATTGTCCTGGAACGGGTGTTGACCAACTATGCCGCCAATCAAAATATCCCAAGCAGGGCGGTGGGGAAAAATCTGGATGAACTGGCGGAGCTGTTCTACACAAAGGAGCGGCCCGGCGCAACGGCGGCGACCTGCACCATGCGCTTTACCATTTCCGAGCCGCAGACGTTCGCTGTACTGATACAGAAGGGGACCCGCGTAACCGACGCCAGTAATACACTTGTGTGGGACACACAGGAGGACGTATATGTAGCCCCCGGAGAAACCTATGCAGATGTAAAGGTTCTGTGCCAGAAAAAGGGGAAGTGCGGAAACGGGTTTGTGACCGGACAGATAAATTCCATTGTGGACCCGTTCGCCTATTTCCTCTCCTGCAAAAACTTGACCGAATCGGACGGGGGGACAGACGAGGCAACCGACGAAGAGTTTTACAATCTCTTGCGGCTGTCAATGGATGGATACAGCGACGCCGGAGCGAGAGGCGCATACATCTACTTTGCCAAACAGGTCAGTACGGAAATCGCAGACGTGGCGGCAACATCGCCGGAGCCGTGCGTGGTGAAGCTCTACGCGCTGATGAAGGGCGGAAAGCCAGCCAGCGAGACGATAAAGGCCGAAATCATGGCCGCTTGCAGCGCGGATACCGTGAGGCCGCTTGCGGACCGGGTGAGCGTAGAGGACCCGGAAACCGTTCCGTATGATGTGGAGTTCACTTACTTCACACCGGAACAGGCGGGAACCGGCGCAAGCGAGGCAGAAATCGCGGAGAAGGTACAGGAAGCGGTGGACCAATACAACGCCTGGCAATGCGCAAAGCTGGGACGGGACATCAACCCGTCTTACCTGGTCGGCCTGCTGATGCAGACGGGTATCAAGCGGGTGGTGCCGTCCTCCCCTGTGTTTACGCCGCTGAACGATGGAGACGAACAGAACACGCCGCAGGTAGCCGTTGTGCGAAAGGTCAACATCATAAACGGTGGATATGAAAATGAATGAGGAACACGGCATTACGCTGGAAAATCTTCTGCGCATATTCCCAAAAGCAATCGCAGGGGATAAATCAATCTGCGCACTCGCGGGCGCGGCGGCACAGCTTTTGGTAAAGAGAAGGGATGAAGCGGATATACCGCGTATATTCCCGGAAATTGACCGGCTGGAGGAAGCGGTACTGGACATACTGGCCTACGATTTGAAGGTGGACTGGTACGACTACGACTATCCGGTCAAAACAAAGCGGGAGCTAATCAAGAACAGCGTCCTTGCGCACAAGAGGCTGGGGACGGTGTACGCGGTGAAATCGGTCCTGAACAGTCTGTATCCGGCCTCCGAGCTGGAGGAATGGTTTTCCTATGACGGGACGCCGGGATGCTTCCGGCTGAACGTCAATGTGTCGGACAGCGCGAACACGGGGGCGGTTGAAATCTATTCCACAGCGGAAATCCTGCGGAGAATCGCCACGGTGAAACGGCTGTCCGCCCACCTGGAGGGCGTGAGCTACATGGTGCGAAACGCTATCGTAGTGGGACACCGGATGGAGTGCTGGCAATACCGGGTGCCGGAGTGTAACACGCTGCGCTGCGGGACATGGTGGACGCGCCATACCCTGGGCTGGAGCGAACGGCACCGGCTGGCCGTCGGCGGGAGAGCGGAGCCGCTGGAGGTTTCCCCGGAGCTGGCTGGAACGCTGCCGGTTATCAAGACACCGGGATATTCCGTGCGGACGGCTCTGCGGGTCAATGGGCAGACTTCCGCCCACACAGCCAAGCCGCAGTTTACCGGCGCGATTCGGAGCGGGACGGAGTGGCTGCGCCGCACGGTGGGCTGGAGCGAGCAGGCCGGAGCATTGACGGCGGCTGGATGGGCGGAGGCCCACAGTATCGCGCCGGAGTTCACCGGAACCCTGCCGGAGCCGTCGAGGCTGGGGCATACCGCCGTATGCGGGGGCATCCGGTCCGGCGGCGTGATAGACAGTTTCAGGGACCGGCCCAGGGAGGCCGGAGCGCAGGAGCAGACCGGGACATGGCCGGAGACGGCCACGGCGGGCCACTCCATGACCGCAGGTGCGATTTGCGCCGTTGGCGGCGTGGAGACATTCGAGGCCGCGCCGGAGCTGGCCGGAACGCTGCCGGAAGCGGCGGCGGATGGGTACGCGGTCACGGGACGGCTCTTTACGGGGGCGGCCACGGAGGGCCGGAAAATCAAACCGGAGTTTACCGGGACATTGCCGAAGGAGGCCCAACATGGAGAGCATGAGGATTAACGGGCAATACGGGAAGCGAAATCCGCTGTTTATGTATCAGGGAACGGCGGGCCGCTCCATCCGGGCGGCGCTGAAAGCGGACGCAGAGCAGAAGCCGGAGGCGCTGACAACCATGGCAGAACCATCCAAAAGCGGCATGAGCCGCTGCGGGATGCTGCAAAACGATAGAAAGGAGTAGTTCAGCATGGCTTTTTTCACCGAAAACTTTCTGAACGAACGGCGGGGCGACCTGCTGCGGAGCGTGTGCCGTTTCCAGTACCAGCTTAACGGCGGGGAATGGAAGGACGGGACCATCAACAGAAAGGAAATCAAGGGGACGGACGTGGTGGCGTTCGTGAACGTACCCAGTTCCGGCCAGGCGGACACCATCACCGGCGTGCGCGTGTTCGACAACAACGGGGCGCTGGCCGGACAGCAGGCAATCAAGCTCCAGCGGAGCAGCCTGAACACGGCGCTGCTGCGTTTCACGTTCCCGCTGATTGAGGAAACCGAAGGAAAGGAGTAAAAGGCAATGGCCTACAGACGCACATTTTGGGTGGACCATGTAACGGACCAGAACGGCGAAGTCCTCCAGTACGGAACGCTGATGGACCAGGAACACTTCAACAACCTGGAGGAAGGGCTTTCCGACGCGGGGCTGGCCTTGGCGCTGACCCAGTTCAAGCAGGCCCAGGACGGCTATCAGTTCGAGGACGAGGTGCATATCGTGGACCTCGCCATGGACAATCTGCCCTGGCCCTTCAACAACAAGCAGACAACCGTTGCGCTGAAAAACCTGCGGGAGAACGTCAACTACGGCGTGGAAGTCAACGTGATTTCCTACAGCGGCGGCAGGCTGGGGAATATCACGGTAATGGGCCGCGCCCTCAACGGCTTCAAGCTGGTGCATGACGGGAGCGCAACCAACGTCAAGGTTGGTATCCGGGTGTCCGGCGGCATGACCGGGCCGGTGTACTGATAAATCAACAAGGAGGAAGCGACAATGAAAATCATCGAGAAGAACGCCGGGCAGAAAATCGACTATGAGCTGAACGGCACGAAGCTGTCTTTCGCGGACGGAGCGCTGACGCTGGACCTGGCCCGCCGCCAGCGGGACAACGCGGTAACGCTGGACATTATGGTGGACAGCGAAGGAAGCCTGACCACGGGAAGGGGCCTGTACTACGCGGCCCAGGTGGAAATCCCGCCCAGGGAGTACGACGAGGAAATCATCCCCGCGCCTGTGTCGGAGAGCGGGGAGGCCGACGAGGGCGAGGACACCGGCGGCATGGACGGCCAGCGGGAGCGGGTGGAGCGCACGCCGCGCCCCCTGGACACGGACGGCGTGGTTCTGTCCCTCTTTGCCGTTGACGGCATCGTAATCTACTAAAAAATTTCAGGAGGAAACGAATATGGCAAACTTTGATATTGCGGAGCTGGCCTTGAAGAGCATCTGCCCCAGCAACACCATCCTGTACGACGACAAGGAAATGCCGTCCATCATGGTCTACATCCCCAAGTTCCGGCTGTGCGACGTGCTTTCCACAACCGACACCAGCGTACACCCCGCTTTCCGCAAGGGCGGTCTGGAGGTGGACGGGTTCTACATCGGCAAGTTCCAGAGCCACGACTACGGCGGGCGGGCCTACAGCCTGCCCCGCGAGAACCCCAGCGCCAATGTCACCCTGGACATGGTGGTGGGCTACAACCGGGCCAAGGGAAGCAAGTTCCATGAAGTGACCGCCGCCGAGTGGGCCGCTATCGCCCTGTGGTGCCACAAGAACGGCTGCGAGCCGAGAGGCAACAACAACTACGGCAAGGACGTGAGCGAGACGCTTTACAAGGCCGTGCCTACGGGTACGCATTGGGACGGCAGCGGCAAGACGGGTCCTGTTGCGACTGGCACCGGACCCGTCACCTGGAGCCACGACGGGACCCTGGAGGGTGTGTGGGACCTGAACGGGAACGTGTGGGAGTGGTGTACCGGCCTGCGGCTGGTCCACGGCGAGTTGCAGGTAATCCCCTACAACGACGCGGCGGACCCCACCTGCAACCTTGCCGCCACAAGCCCGGCGTGGAAAGCCATCAAGGCGGCGGCGACCTCCTGGGACGACCTCTTTGTGACGCCGGACGGCAACGGGACCACCCAGGGGACCGTGAAGCTGGACTTCATCAGCGGCAAGTGGACCTACAGCACCACCATTGCCCACGCTACCACGGCCAGCGGATGCAGCTTTAAGGACGTGGCCTGTGATGCCAGCATCGGGGCGCAGGCCAAGTTGCTGCTCCAGGCCCTCGCTATGCTGCCGGACCCGGAGCTGACCGGGGACGGCATTGCCGCCGACTACAACATGGACCACTTCTGGATTAACAACGCCGAGGCGGAGCGGTGCCTGTTTCGCGGCGGCAACTGGTACGATGGGGCCAACGCCGGGGTGTTCAGCTCGTACCTGAGCAACCCCCGGTCGCACTCCAACGTCGATGTCGGGGGCCGCTCCGCTTTTCAGGATTAACTGCACACTGCACCCGGAAACACTGACCGCCGAGCGATAGCGAGGCGGGAAGAAAAGCCGGAACCGCGCAGCGCGCGGAACATGGGGCCGCGCTCTGCGCGGCGAAATTTTTCGGGTGAAATGGTATGCGCGGCCCTGCTTCCGCAGGGCCGCGCGGGCGGGATAGGGGAATATTCGCAAGGAGGCAGACGACGCCATGCAGACAGAAAAGCCGCCGGTAAGCAGCTATGAGCCTTTCCACATCAAAGAAAAGATTGGCGACATGATAAAGTACGGCAGGCCGCTGACCATGCAATTCTCCCGGCGCAACCGGGACTTGGCCGACGAGATACGCCGGACCATGACGCATATGTACCATCTGGCGGTAGAACTGGAAAAGAAATATTACCGCAAGACCACGACGCAAGAGCTGGACGTGGAACTGGAGTGGCTGCGTCACCTGGTACGGATGGCGGCAGACAAGGAATGCTGCGGGCCGAAGTTTGCGCCTCCGCTGTCCACACATCAGTATGAGGTGTGGGCGCGTTTTAACAATGAAATCGGCTGTATGCTGGGCGGGTATATAAAATCGCTCAACAGATAGCTTATTTCTGGGTCCCCACAAAATCATTTGATTTTGTGGGGAAAGGAGGCGCAAGGGAGCGGCGCGAGGAATGGCCGAGGCCGTTCCGAGTAAAGCGGACTTTGCGCCGACGCGGGAGCGGGCCGTATTTGCGGTGCCTGATTCGCGGCGGCAACTGGAACAATGGGGCCAACGCCGGGGTGTTCAACTCGAACCTGAACAACCCCCGGTCGAACTCCAACGTCAATGTCGGGGGCCGCTCCGCTTTTCGTCCTAAGCGCTGAATGCGCGGCAGTGCCGCGCCGGATATGTGGGCCGCGCTCTACGGGGCGCGGTCGGGTGCGCGGACTAAAAGGGGCCTTCTTCCGTTCCCGCGAGACAACGCGGGAAAAAATTTGAAATGCCGTGGAGGCGGGAACGTCACACACGGCCAGGGACCATGATTTATGAATACTGGGCGGAATGAAATGACGGTCATTCAAAACGCATGGCAGGCGGTGTGCAGTTTTGAATGGCTTTTGTACGCGAACATGAACGCCCGCAAGGGTAAGCGCTACCGACTGGAGGTGATGGCGTTTGCCGCAAAGCTGGAGGACAACTTGATTGTCATTCAGCAGGGAATGATGGACGGCACATATACCCTCGGTCCGTATCGGAAGCTGTGGGTGTATGTGCCGAAAAAGCGCCTGGTGATGGCGCTGGACTATCCAGACCGGATTGTGCAGTGGAGCCTTTACCAATACCTGATGCCGGTTTACGACAGGCTGTTTATCGAGGATTCCTACGCCTGCCGGAAGGGAAAGGGAAGCCATAGGGCGGCGGCGCGCCTGCAATACTGGATGCAGCAGGTGAGCAGGAAGCCGGGGCCGGGATGGTACTACCTGAAACTGGACATCTCCAAGTATTTTTACCGGGTACACCATGAAAAACTGCTCGCCATCCTGGAGCGGCGTATCAAGGACCCGGAAATGATGGCGTTTATCCGGGGCGTGGTCAACAGCAGGGCGGAGCCGTTCGGACTGCCGAGGGGCCGCACGCCGCAGAACACGCCGCCGGAGGAATGGCTTTACGACGTGGGAATGCCAATCGGAAATCTTACGTCACAGCTATTCGCCAATATCTATCTCAATGA